AACCTCAACCTCTTCTAGTTTTTCCATCCATAGCTTAGAAAATCTGCTTTCCTCTACAAAAAATATAGAGTCAGCCTTTATTCTAGATCCGTCCAGAAATCCTAGTCTCACTGCCTTTACTTTAACCTTACTCATTGTCTACCTCCATTAAGAAACAGTAAAGCCAGAAGCATAGTACTGATCTGAAGCTTGTACGAAGCTTAGTGGTACTAAACGAGCAGTTACCGTAGCAGTAGGAGTAGTCCCAGCTAACGTAAAGTTTAACCGAGAATATCTCTCAGTTGATGCGCTTGGAGGAACATTGATAAAATACTTCGTACCAGCAGCATCGCCTCTAGTGATAGTGGCAGAGCCTACTGTAACAGCAGAAGAAAATGACGAGTTATCGTCAGCCTCTAGGTCTACTGTATAGGTCTCATCACCAGTAGTGCCGTCAGCAGCTACGTCCAAGCTGAGAACACATACCATGGGAACCCCAACACCGAAGTCTCCATCAATGCCATGGTCTACTAAATTTGTAGATGCTGCTGTGGCTGTAAGGGCCTGAGCATCTGAATAAGCTAATTGTGCGTCTAAAATAGCCATCTTAATTCTCCTTTTTAGGTTTATTTGTTATTAAACTACTCTTGCTTCAGCTTCAGTCAATGCGTCACTAATTCTTACTGGGATTCCCCTGAAAGAATAGAAAGCTTTTCCATCAACTAACGCATAGTCCAAGCCGCCCCCGGTGATTACATCGTCACGACGCTGTATGTCAAGGAACTCGAAGCAGGTTCTATTCATGTAAAAACAAGGCTTCCCGAAGTTCAAGTTAGGAATACGGTGAATAGACTGAATCATATAATTGATAAGGTCTGGTGGAGAACTATTAGCAACAAGAAGAGAGATATCAATATTGCATATACGAACCACATAACGCCAATCTTTAAGAGCGAGTCCACACTTCCACTGAAAGTGATCTTGGTAAGCTCTCATTCTGTTCCCAGCGATACCAGCAGTAACTTCAACAGTGACCAAACCTAGATCGGAATGCTGAAGGCCCGCTTTTGAGCCTTTCGGGAATATGCCGAACACTGACTGCGCTCCCCAAACTATCAGGTAGATAGAGGAGTTATCAGAGCCAGTACCTTGAGCGTCGATGATATTCTGAGCATTACCAGCAGAAAGATCGTTAAATCTAGGAGCCAAACCATTGAACTCTTCAGGAGCCGTAGATTGATTACCATAGAACACTGTTGAAGCCATTTCGATATTCATTGCTTCAATAAAAGCAGAAGCTTCGGATAAGCGGAAACTAGATACATTACCGTTTAACTCAGCTAAATCTCGATCTACTTCACTCCAGGCTTCTAACATGCCGCATTGTTCGTCTAGCTGCGCTGTGGTACTTTTGCTTGGTTGAACACCTGCGTTAATTTGTCGCCAATAAGCTGTGGGTAGTCCGGTCCGTACCGTTGTTCTTTCCCCTACTTCTAAATTCCCTTCTTTGAATTGCATGTCCTGTAGAATCTCGTTAGTTTCTGACAGTAGCTCTGCAATCATCGCCACTTTACCCATTGGGTCTAATCTCTTAGCCCAGTCTGAAAGTGTTAAAACATTTGCTCCTAATGTAGCCATTTTTTAACTCCTATGTTGTTAGTTAGTTGTGTTCCCATAAAATAATTCTTCGGGAGATTTCTGAGATGTACCGGATTGGTTAGTGGAAACTAGACTATCTTCTCCCATCTCTGCCCCTATTTTTGCGAAGAGCTTGACTAGACCTGGATAGTTTCCATAACCCTGTTTATTAAATAGGTCTATGGTATCCTGGTCGGCATACTGAGTGAACGCTCGCTTGGCCAGCTCTACGTTTTTACCGTAGTTATCGCCACCGAACTCCTTGTCATTTTTGAGAGAATTTTTCCATCCCTCAATCTGACTCTCCATATAGTCTACTTGGCTCTTCTGAAAGTCGCTTAGTAATTCCTCTTGGGAGTCTAGATATTTCTTGGAAGCTTCCGGTGACAGCTCATTGTCCTTGGCATATTTCTCTATCTTGGAAAATTGCTCATCTGACAATACGCTTTCTTCACCTCTTTTAAATTCCACTACCTCTTCTTTTTGCTCTGACTCTTCTGATTCTTCTTTTGCTTCAGGCTCCGCTTCTGCTTCCACACTTTTTCCATCCTCTTTAGGATTCGGGTCATCGCCATAGAGTGTCTCTGCTGTAAATCCCTCTGCTTTTTCTTCTGAGACTTCTGCGCTTGGCCCTGTCTCTTCAGATGCTTCACTAGTCGACATTCTCATTCTCCTTTGCTTCTTGTTTCATTAATAAATATAGTTCAGGACATTCTTCATCTATGTCCGTTAATATTTGCAGTCCGAGAGACCTTCTCCCTTCGTTGAAGTATGTAGTACTGTTACCAGTGAATGTAGTTTTATAAACACCAGCCTCGCATAAATACTTCCATAATAATCTTCTTCCCTGTTGTGAACCAAGGACATACTTAACATCGTCAGACTCTCGCCTTCTGAGGATCTTCTCTCTCTTCTCGGCCTTCCTAACTTGTCCTGAATCTGCTGCGTTAGACATTTCCTAATTCCTCTTCTGGTACACCAGAGCCAAGGGCATCAACCACACCTGATAGTGCGCTCTCTTCACCCATATTAGTTTGAGATAAGTCTTTGGCCATGCCAGCACCTTGCTGCATTTGTTCCATCTGTTGTTGTTGTTTCAATGCTTCCATCTGTTGAGCTTCTAATGCTGCTGTATCTTCATCACTTCTTAAAATACCTGGAGGTAATGAGGTCATCTCACCATAGATAGAAACTAATTTGTTGTGATCTATTTTGTTTTTAACTTCTGGATAGATAGGAAGTAACTCGCTGGCAAATCTAGTGAACCTTTCAATACCACCTAGACCCACAAGTTTCTGAGCTTCAGCCATTATAGAGATGTATTCTACCTTAAGCTCTATGCCTTCTATCTCTTGTGGTGGGTCAGGAATTTTACCCTGTCTAACAAGTATATCAAAAGTGTTATCAATAAGAGGGTCAAGTAAGTCCTGGTTAAGTTGTTCGAGTACAGGTCCGAGAGCTAACAGCTTCTCTTCATGTCTCTCTTCAATTTCCCGGGCAGTGATCTGCCTCCTATCAGAGTTAGCAAGCATCAAAAATAGATCCTCGTAAAAGCTTCTGCTAATTCTTTGTCTAATCTGTTGCTGTTTATTCTCTAATTCAGTAATAGAAAACCTAATTTCATGAGCAGGTCTAAAACCAGAGCCATCAGTAGCACTAGGAGAATAAGTTATGTCTCCTGGCAGTATTGAAGCCTTGGCATTTTTCATAGAGTTCGGAGCCACCATTGGAGGATTAACCATCTTCTCTAATGCTTGGACTGATCTCTTCTCGCCAAGTTGTAGTTGTTTTATATCTCCGAGTGCTACCATCCCTGGGCAATCGGTTCCCCACCAATCCTCTCCTGTCGTTTCCCACCTTGGAATTAATACAGGAAAATAGTCGTATCCACTTTCTCTTAGTAGTCGGTCATCATTAAGCCCGATAGTACCAGCAGAAGCATCCGTCAACGACAGGCTTCCTTTCTCATAATAGACAGACATATACTTTTTATACTTGGATAAATTCTTTTCAGGGTCATGATCTAAATTAGGCTTGATAACATGGCAGACATCTACCCAAGACTCTAACTGTCTTGATCTATACTGAGCTTGGATATACTCCGAGAAGTTCTCTAGGATAGGCATACCCTTAGAGTCTTTCTCCCCAAACTTTTCAATGACCTGTCTAATGGTCATCCTGAATTCTCGGATGATTATATCTACTTTCATTCCATCACTTGAACCAATTGAATAGCTTCCAATAGGTAATGATTGAAATTTAACTACATTATCAAAGTCCTCTTCCATGAACATAGCAGCAGTACCGAACACACCGATATCGCCATAGACAATTGGGAGAACATTATAGAGGTTAGACCTTAAAAAAGTTGAGTACATTATCTGAGATACTTCATCAAGCCATGCCTTAACAGCATCACTCTTATTAGCTTCAGCCTGTTGGAAGGCCAACCTAAACCAAGGTCTGGCAGGTGAGGTGATTCCCCCCATCATTCCAGACCTCAGCGTTCTAAGAGATAACGTAGCAGTAGAATCTATTATCTTTAGATTCCTACGTTCCCCCCTATTTGTATCTGCTGTATAAAACCTGGGTCGCCTTGGCAGGATGTTGTCACCCAGGTCTCTCCAATGTGCTAAAAATGACGATCTTTCGTTCTCTAATTGCGCTCGAAGGATCTCGTTTACTGTTCTCTTAGAATAACCTAGCTGGCTATTTCCTGGTCTAACCACTGGCATGTTATTGTCCTAGTAGTGATTTACGAGAAGTTGTAGACGCTTCCTCATCACCACTTGTTAGAATGGTTGAACTTCTACCTTTGGCTTGAGCTGCTGCTCTTCTTTGTCTGTTTCTGGCTGAGTCTCTTCTCTTACCTGAAGCATCTATTGACTGAGCTTGAGCCTGTTCTTGCTTTTGCTCTAGTCTGTTTTTCTCTGCTCTCTCCCTAGCTTCTCTCAAGGTCGCATCTTGAGCATCTCTAGCTTCACCTGCTGCTACATCAGCTTTCTTCTGTGCTTTCTTTTGGTCATGCTGACCCTTAACCGCTACTGTAGTAGAGGCTGCTGCGGCTGCTAATGTGGCGTAAACTAAAGGCTCTGCTCCGGTACACATAAATCTAACCTCCTTGCATAAATTGAATCAACATGGCTGTATCCAATATGCTCTAGTAGTGGTGCAAAACTTTTGGCCACTTTTGTATGGTGGAATACAAGTTGGACACCTTCATCTCGTAAATGGTTATCAACAAATAATATGAAATCTTTACCTATGCCCTGACCTCGAAGCTCGCTGTCGATATAGATTAAGTCTTGAACAGCCTGGTAGCTGGACTTGTATTGTAAACTGTATGAAAGGAAAAAGACGGCATAACCCTTAAGTAGTCCTACATCATCTCTGATGGTGTAACACCGGGTATTGCCTACGGATTCGATTAAGCGGTACTTTTCAAAGTCAGGGTCTAGGGGAATGTCTTTGTAAGTGGCAACATCATTGTAGTGCCTCTTGGTAATCGCTTCCACATCAGGTAAAAGCTGATCTAAATTTTCTTCATTGAAAACCAATTATCAATCCTTTGATATAATTGATCTTATTGTCAAGCGTTAAATACGGAATGTAAAGGAAAGAAAAGAGGCCCCTCCCATTAGATACATGGAAATCTTGACAGGAAGGGCATGGTCTTAGACAAACCACTATCTATATTTTTAATATATATGAGTATTCAAGTCAATAAACTAGGCGAGGTTCAAGAAATCAACAAGACCCCACCTAGTCTATCTACGATGGCGTTAGTGCCAAAGAATCGAATTCTGTGCGCTATATTTAGTACAGTGAACCAAGTCCGTCAACTATTCAGCAAAAGGGTCATATTCATATTTGAGTTTATTGTCATCGAAGCCACCACCAAGATACTTGACCATAGGATCATTCTCAGCCTGGATATTAGGCATTTCAGGAAAAGCGAAGGTCAGGGCAAGGGCATCAGCATAATCCGGGGAGAAGCCAAGCCTGTCCTTAATCTGGTCCTTCTTCTCTAATCTAAATTTACCATTTGCAAAAGTATAGGTAGGTGCAGCAAGTTCAGCAGCCAGCTCTGGGATATTGGGCAAGCAGCCACCTCTTTTAATCCATTCGGCCATCTCGAACCACATCTCACTTCTCTTATTGAAGTATCTCTCATCATTAGCCTTAGCTGCGAAGTGGATACCTATAGGAGATTGTCCGGCCATAATCAAGCTATCAATAACACCTGAGCCATAGCCTCCAGTATCATCAATGAACTCCATCTCACTACTCCACTTGGACTTGGCTAATGCTACCCGGGCAGCTATCTCATTGGACCTAGCGTTCCTCATCTCTACAGGGTTATAAGCCCAGAGTCCTTGCCTTGGGAATATAATAGTCCGATCATCGCCAAATCTGGCAACATCTATGCCTAATCTCTTTTGAGCATACTTATATGAATCACCGATAGGCTTTCTGCCCATGGCTGCTGTGATTTCTTCTGGTGATAGCAATACATTTAATGATGATGGTGGAAACTGACCATAGACATTGACTAATACCCAGGGATTATTCTTACCATACTTGTCTATCTGCTGTTGCGCCCACTCAATAGATACCCGGGGAGTTCTCTTCGGATCATCTGGAGCTGATGATATTTCTATAACCCACCATAGATGTCTCTCATTAGTGCAAGCTCTATATAGTGGTCCCTCTTTATGTGTAGGGTTTCCTGCCATTATGATCTTGGATTCAACACCAGTAGATAGTGCTGCCTCTGCTGCTGCCATAACACTTAGGGGAATCCCACCAGCTTCATCAAGTATGAAGAGAATGTAGTCCTCGTGGAGTCCAGCTAATGTATCTGCCTGCCTTGAAGTATCTGCTGTCTTTGGCCATGTCCTTGCTGACATGAACCATGTTGAGTAGTGATCTTTATTGAATATCTTTGTCTTGGTCCATGAGAATTCCGACTTAAGGAACTCACTCTTATTCTGCCACTTGGCCATCTCTGACCATAGACCATCACTTAAGTTATCTCCACTGATAGATGTGGCTGCTATCTTTGGGTTAGGTCTAGTGGCCATGAAGTTCCATGCTAACCAAGCCAAGCAAGTAGTTTTACCTGGACCCTTGCAAGCTTTCATGGCCATACGGTTATTGGTAGGGAAAGCTCTTAGCACATCCTTCTGCCATTCATCAGGTTCAGCACCAAATACTTCCCTTACGAAAATAACCGGGTCTCTCTTCCATGATAATAGCTTGCTGGCTTCTGGAGTCATAGTATTTGATACACCTTAAGCCAGCCACCTACGATCAACCTGCTAAATATTTCCTTGAACACTAATGGATCTAAAACATCTGACCACTGAGCATCGTAATAAACTAGATAGCCCTTAGCTTTGGCCATGTGGGTATTCATCTTCAGGGTATCCGACTCACTAAAAGGATTGAACATATAATAGATAGATTTCTTTTGGCTAACTGGGTCTGAAAAGAAATCAGTTCCATTGAGTAGTTCGTATCCTTTGACCAATTTATAGCCCTTGACCTTTTTAGTAACAAATCCCTGTCCTTCGCCTATGTCGATAAATTCATAGTTAGACTTATCAATTATACCATCTAATATACCAAGGACTAGATTTATCACATCTGACTCAGTGTTGACGTTGTAAATTCTAGGCCGGACATCTCTTCCCATTAGACCACAGTCTCTCTAACTTTCTCAGCTACTATGTATGATTGATCTTCGGGATCAAGTCCAAAATATTCAACCTCCACAGACTGTAAATTCTCACCAGGAAATAAAAGCTCAAGTGCCTCTTGTTTAGTTATTCTAAGTCTGACCTTGTGATCTTTAGTTACTGCCATTGGTTTCTCCTATGTTGCATGGACTACTGCCAACAAAGGAGAAGTCCAAATATTTTCATGGTTAGAGTTGCTAGTGTCGCCCATGTTACCATGAGGAATAAAATAGCAAGCCTGCACGTTAGTAGGTTTTATAGGGCTTGAGCTACTCACTGACTTTAG